TGGTGGAGAAAGAATACGAGTTATAGCAAATGGAAATGTAGGTATTGGAACAACTTTACCCATAGCAACATTGGAAGTAAATGGACTTATTAAAGCAACTCGTGTAATTGGTGTAAATTATACAGATGTTATAAATACTACTAACACGTGGTATTTATCAAGTGATGCTAAAAATCGTTTTTATTTTGAAAATAATTCTAAAACCTATTTTGGTTCAGCGAATGGTTATGAATATAGAAGTTTGGCAGATGCTAATATAGCATCACTTGATAATGCTGGTAATTTATCTGTAGTTGGTAATATTGAATCTCCTACTCTTGTAGGGCAAGTGGCTTTTTTTGCTAGATCAACAGCACCAACAGGTTGGTTAACAGCAAATGGCGCAACAATAAATAGAACTACATACTCCAAATTATTTTCAGCAATAGGAACGACATTTGGAGCAGGAAATGGATCAACAACATTTGTCATTCCTGACTTACGTGGTGAGTTTATCCGTGGATGGGATAATGGACGTGGTGCTGATGATGCTAATCGGGCGTTTGGAAGCTTTCAAAATGATGCAATCCGAAACATTACTGGAAGAATCAGAGCTGCTGTTTTCCAATATACAACCAATAAGACTTTCGCAGACGGCGCATTTTCAACAGAAAGCAATGACAATTCACAATACGCCGGCGGCGGTGGTATAAGTAATAGTTTGCCTGTATACAAATTTAGCGCAGATGGCAGCACTGGCGTCAACACTGCAGCACAAAATAGACCTAGAAATATAGCTTTACTTCCATGTATTAAATATTAATAATATGTATTTAAATATATCTTTTTACATTATTAAAAATGAATCCGACAGTATTTCATTACGATCCTATAACATATTGTTTTTTAGGAACTTCAAATGCGGATGAAAGTCCTTTAGAACCAGGTATTTATCTTTATCCAGCATACAGTACTTCTATATCAACGCCAGCTCAATATCCTCCTGAAGGATTTAATTTTATATGGGATATATCATCTTCAACATGGAACGTAGTACCTATTCCCCCTATTATAGATTCTGAAACAACTGAACCTATCGTATACCCAGATGGTTTAACACAATTACGTAATGTAAGAAATATACGTTTATATGAGATTGATTGGGTTGCTATAAAATATTTCACTCAAGGCATACCTTATCCAATTGAATGGGCAGAATATGTACAATTATTACGTGATTTGCCTTCATTATATCCTGAACCACCATTATTACCAACGGGTGAATTAGATGTTAATGCTATTATATGGCCTTCTAAACCATCAATGAATAATGAAACATCTGTATCATCTACTACACAATTAAATACAATTATTGAATAAATTCTATATAAAATTATACTAAAAACTTAATTATATTCTTATTATTTAATATTTTTTTTAAAGCTTTTTTTACAATTAAATCTTTTTCTATTTTAATTAAAAAATCTAATTCATGTATTGTAATCGTACCTATCAATATGATATCATTTATTTCATTTATTTTTTCAGATGTTTTCATTTTATCCATTTTCGATTCATAACTATTTTGTTCTGTATTCCATTCTATAAATAAATGTATATACCACGCAACAGCTGGTGATATTATTTGTGGTATATCTTTATACATTTTTCTATTAGTTATAATACTCTATCACTTTTTATATTATTTTATAGCTACAAATAAAAAAGTATAAAGACTCTAATAAAAGATATGCCTGAAGCTCCGGAGGTCGCATTTATTGTTGAATCATTACAGTCATTTATAGGTAAAAAATTGTATAATATTGAATGGCTTAAGGGTCGTTATGTAAAACATGGACCTCCTAAAGGCTACTTAAAATTTACAAATATGCTACCATTAACATTACAATCAATTACATCTCATGGTAAAGTATTATTTTTTGATTTTGAAAATAATTGGAGATTAACATCACACTTAGGTTTAATGGGCTGGTGGTATATTGAAGGAAATGCTCCTGAATGGCGTCCTGAAACAAAAAGCGCATTATTTAATTTTGGTTCTACACGATTAATATTTAGTGATCAATTAAGTTATGGTACGATTAAATTTGAAAACGAACAACCCTTTAAAAATAATTTAGCATTAGATATAATGAATTCAAAAACTACATGGAAAGAATTTTCAAAAAAATTAGCACCTATTTTATCTAAAAAGAATGATAAAACAATAGAAGAATTATTAGTAGATCAAGAATTATTAATATCAGGTATTGGAAATTACTTAAAATCTGAAATATTATATGCGGCGAAAATAGCTCCCTCTAGACTTATTTCAAATATAACTGATACAGAATGGAAAGTAATATTTTTAAAAAGTAAATATATCGCGCAAAAGATGTTAAAAGCTCTTCGCATCAGTGAAGAAAAATATAAAAAAAGTTTTTCTGTATATAGACGTGATATTGATTCACATGGAAATAAAGTAGCTACATACAAAAACAAAGCAGGGCGTACAACTTACTGGGTTCCTAATATTCAAATCTAAATAACTTTATGAAATACATGTCTTTTTACTTGTAGCGTAAGATATTCAATATCACAATTACAATTATAATTATAATTAATAGAAACTATACTTTATTTTTCTTTAAATAATCTAAAATTACTTAAACACCTGGTATACATACTATATAATACTTATCAGTATGACATCAAAAAATATCGCTATTGGAATTGATCTTGGAACCACTACTTCTTGTGTAGGTGTATGGCAAAATGATCGGGTTGAAATTATCGCAAATGATCAGGGTAACCGTATTACCCCCTCTTACGTAGCATTTAATGATACTGAGCGTCTGATTGGTGATGCTGCTAAAAATCAAGCCGCCATGAATCCTACTAATACTGTTTATGATGCTAAGCGTCTAATTGGTCGTACTATTGATGATGTAAACGTTCAATCTGACATGAAACTGTGGCCATTCAATGTCACTGCTGGCAGTGATCGTCGTCCCAAAATTCAAGTAAAATTCAAAGGTGTAGATGAAACCTATCACCCTGAGGAAATTTCTTCCATGATTCTCGTTAAAATGAAAGAAACCGCAGAGGCATTCCTAGGTCATGAAGTACAAAAAGCGGTTATTACTGTTCCTGCTTACTTCAATGATGCTCAACGCCAAGCAACCAAAGATGCTGGTGCGATTGCTGGTCTTGAAGTGCTTCGTATTATCAATGAACCTACCGCAGCAGCAATCGCATATGGTCTTGATAAGACTGGAGATGGTAAGGAAAAGAATGTCATTATCTTTGATTGTGGTGGTGGCACCCATGATGTGTCTCTGCTTACCATTGATGGTGGCATTTTTGAAGTAAAAGCGACAGGCGGTGACACGCATCTAGGCGGGGAGGATATCGATAACCGTATCGTCCAACATTTCATGGACGAATTTAAACGAAAACATAAACAAGACCTATCTCAAAATGCCCGTGCTGTAAAACGCCTTAAAACTGCCTGCGAACGTGCCAAACGTAGTCTATCTTCAAGCACAACAGCATCCGTTGAACTAGATGCCCTCTATGAAGGTATTGACTTCAACAGCTCTATTACTCGTGCGCGCTTTGAAGAACTTTGTGCGGATATTTTCCGTAAAACTCTTGAACCCGTTGAAAAAGTCCTTCGTGACGCTAAAATGAGCAAAAGTGATATTCATGATGTAGTCCTTGTAGGAGGCAGTACTCGTATTCCTAAAATTCAACAACTACTAACAGATTATTTCAATGGTAAAGAACTATGTAAATCAATTAACCCTGATGAGGCTGTTGCCTTTGGTGCCGCTGTCCAAGCAGCCATTCTAACCGGTCAAGGTAACGAACAAACTCAACAACTTCTACTTCTAGATGTATCTCCTCTTTCCCTTGGTATTGAAACAGCTGGTGGTGTAATGACAAAACTAATCGAACGTAACACTACAATTCCCACTAAGAAATCTCAAATCTTTAGTACTTATGAAGATAACCAACCTGCTGTTACAATTCAAGTATTTGAGGGCGAACGTGGATTTACAAAGGATAACAATCTTCTTGGTAAATTTGATCTCACAGGTATTCCTCCTGCGCCTCGTGGTACTCCTCAAATCGAAGTAACATTTGATATTGACGCAAATGGTATTCTAAATGTTGGTGCTATTGAGAAAGGAACTGGTAAAACCCATAAAATTACAATTACAAACGATAAAGGTCGTCTCAGCAAAGAAGATATTGAAAAAATGGTAAAAACAGCTGAAGAATTTAAAACTCAAGACGAGGAACAACGTGCTTGTATCGAAGCTCGTAATGTTCTAGAAAGTTATATTTATAACACCCGTAACTCTCTCAAGAATGGAGAAACTGATGCCGCAAAAGCTGCTTGGGCTGATGCTGAAACAATCATTGAAGAGGGTATTAAATGGCTAGATGACCATCGTGAAGAAACAAAAGAAGTGTTTGAAGAAAAGATGAAAGAAATTGAAGCCAAAGTTAACCCAATTATGACTAAAATGTACTCTTCTGGAGCGCCACCAGGTGGAATGCCTGATATGGGTGGTATGGGTGGTATGCCTGGTATGGGTGGTATGGGTGGTATGCCACCAATGGATGATTCTACTACTGATCCAAATGTTGGTC